CGAGTCTGCGGATCGTGCCCTCTCCGAGTCGGTCGGTGGCCATCAGACGTACCCCGGGGAGTTGACGTGCGCGTCGAGCAGCATGTCCTTGACGAACTTCGGCATCCCTGCCGGGTCGTGGAAGACGACCGACCCGTCGCCTAGCGACCTGCTCACGACCCCGTGATTCTGCCGCAGGTTCCACTCGTAGCCGACCCACCGGATCGCGGCGAGCTTCACGGTGTCGGGAATGGCCGGCCAGTTGAGGACGTATTCGACTTTCACCGACTGCGGCCAATCGAGAAAGCCACCGACCCTGTGGATGATCCCGCGCTCCGGATCGAGCGTGTAGTCGGTTGCGGTGATCAGGGTCGAGGCGTCGAACACCCGCGGGGTATCCGTGCTCTCCCAGAGGTTGTTCACCTGCTTGACGCGATCGTGGTGCAGCTTGAGGATGCGCTCGCCCGTGCCGTTGAGGATGCGCGTGTGGACCGTCGAGTCGTCGGGCTTGAAGGCCGAGCCGTTGGCGTTCACCATCCCGTAGAAGCGCAGGATCCCATCGCTCACGCGGGACACCGACGCGGCGAAATACGTATCGTCGCCGGTGCCCGTGAGCTTGAGCGCGTCTTTCGCTTCCTGCGCCGTGATGAGATCCCACGCTGCCACTGATTACTCCGCTCCTTAGATCGCCGTGACCTGGAAACTCGGCGTGTGTACCGGGTGCTTCACTCCGGCGGTCGCGTGCTGGAGCACCGACACCGAGATCGGACACGTCGTGACGGTCCCTGAGGTTGTGACGCTGACCTTCTGGAAGGGCTTCGCCGGGTTGACGCGCACGCGCCCCAGGTACGTCGCCACATCGTTGGCCGCGACGACCTGGGCGAACGCGGCGCCGGTGATGTCCGCGTAGGACCCCCCGGACGTCGCCGACTCGGTGATCTTCACGTCTGCGGCACAGGCGGCTCCGGTGAGGGTGCCCGTGTCGAAGATGTAGGTCGCCTCCCCGAAGCCGCTCATGTCCACGGCCGCGCCGAGGGTGGTGGCCACCGCGGCGAGGGTGACCGCCGGGTAGGCCGAGATTGGTTTCGCGTTCTCTCCGATCTGCATTGCTTCCTCCTGCCGCTGTCGCGGCGCGGTGATGCGGTTACTTCCTCTTGCCGCGAGGCGGTGCCTGCATCGCACGATCGGCCGGCGCTCCCGCTTCTGGGTCGGGCTCTTTCTCCTTGGGCTTCTGCGCGCCCTCCTCGACGATCTCGGCCTTGCCCGTGGCGGCGTAGTGCCGCGCGAGCGCCGAGTCCACGACGTAGGGCACGCCCGGTTTTCTCCCCTCGATGCCGCATCCATCCATGAAGACGATCGTCCGCTCGTCTCCCGGGGTGATGCTGCCGACAGGATCTGCCGGGCCCTTGAGTGTGTCGCTGTTGAGTGATGCCATTGCCTTCCCCCTTTTGCGGGGGACCCCGCCTTATCCTGGCGAGGCCCCCCATTGTTCAGACGATCAGACGGTGACCGCCGTGAGCTTCGTGTAGTATCCGGGCACCCAGATCAGGATCGCCTCGCGCATGAGCAGGCGCATCAGGATCTGGCCCTTCTTGTACTCGGTCTCCGAGTACGGGTTGACGTCGAAGCCGATCCCCTGGCGTTCGCCGATGACGATGTACTGCGGGTCACCGTGGTACACGGTCGTCTCCGTTCCACCGCCGCGGACCTTGGAGATCCCCGAGGTCAGGAAGGCCGGCACGCCCCAGATGTTCCGCGGCCGTGCGTTGCCCTGCTGATCGACTCCGAACACCGTGGCGAACCACGGCGACCCCGACGCGATGGCCAGCCCGATGGCGTCGCGCATGATGAACGGGTGCGCGAAGATGACCCCGTTTTCCAGCGTCGTCGCGTGCTCGGCTCCGTAGATGAGCTTGCGCAGTTCGTCTTCGGACAGAGCGTTCGCCCCGCCGGCCACCGACGCCGTTCCCGAGACTGAGAACAGCCCCGTGAACACCGTCCCGTCGCCTTCGAGCGCCTGGATGTCTTCCGCACGACCGACCTGCTGGAGCAGGTGGGTCATGATGAAGTCCATCAAGTTGACGATGTTGTCCTGGATCAGCTCGATCGACGCTGTGACCAGCCCGGTGAGCTTCTTGGCAGTCAGGTTGCCCTGACCGAACGGCGCCGCCGGAGCTGCGTCGGTGATGGTGCCCTCTTCGGAGGTCCAGTTGACCGCGAAGTCGCTGGCCAGCGTGGGGAGCTGGTGCGTCTTGGTGGTCATGGAGATGATCGTCGCGCCGGCACTGCGCACGACGGCCGCGTCCTTGCGCAGCCAACCGATCATGTTCTCGGTCACCGTCGGGATGAGGTATCCACCCTCGGATGCCGTGTCCTCCTGGAGCGCCGCGCGCTTGCTGGCGTCCAGGTTTGGGCTCGCCGCGTCGAACAGCTTGTCGGCACGCTCGCTCCACTTCGCCACCGCGGAGGTCTGTCCGCGCCGTGCGGCCAGGGCCCCCTCGAACTTCGCCTGGAACCATCCGGCCGAGGCGAGATACCCTGCCGGGTCCGCCGCCGCATACCGAGCCAGCGCGCGACGGGTGTTGGCCGCTGCGCCCTGATCGGAGAATCCGTGGCCCGCCGCCTTCGCCCCAACGGCCCCGGCGATGCGAGGGAGCAGCTTCTTGAGGTCGTCCGGCAGCGCGTTGGCCAGCGCGTCGGACTCGTGGAACGAGCCTGAGCCGACGTTGAAGCGCCGCTTGTTGAGGTCGGCTTCGACCTTCTCGAGGTGCTCGGTCTGGGTGACGAGGGTCTCGTCGAGCGCCTTGATGCGCGCGACGGCCTTCGTGTTCTCGCCTTCGAGTGCTGTGATCCGCTCCTTGGCTTCCTTCAGCGAGCCGAGCGCCGTGCCGATGTTCTGATCGATCCGCGCCAGAATGGGATCAGGCGTCGGGGTGGGTGGTGCGGTCTCCGGTGTTGCCATGACATCCTCCGTCCAGGCGTGCCTCGATGGCCGCCAGCATCGTGGTTCGTTCCAGCCGCGACAGGACCTCGGATGCGCCAGAGAGGCGCGCTTGCGCGGGCGTCTCGTGCGGATTTGCGTCCAGCCTCAGAGCGTCCCGGACCGCCGGAATGGCGACCCACGACGTTTCGAGCAACTCCATGTCGTGCATGACGTAGTGCGCCTTCTTTTCCCCCTCGGGGTCCTCGACCCGCTCGACCTTCCACGGGATGAAGGACCGCGAGACGGCCTTGAGCGAGCCGGCCGAGAGCTTCGCGATGACGAGCGCCGACGCTGCCCCGGACTCGGGCGGGTCGATGAGGTGCTCTTCCATCGCGAGATCGCCCTCTTTCCAATGCTTCGTGACGACCCCGACGATGGCCTCAACGCTGTAGTAGTGGTCCATCAGGACGATCGGGTTCTTGTCGAAGGCTTCGTACAGCCAGCCTTCCGGATCGTCGATGTCCCCGTAGCGGTTCACCTTCCCATCAGACGCCACGACCGTGACGCGCCGGGTCTCTGCGTCGAAGGCGCGCACGGCCCCCACGCGCTCGCAGCACACCAGGTGCGAGCCGTCCGGTAACACGCGGTCGGTCACGCGGCCCGCGGCGGCGAGCTCCTCGAAGGCGTCGGTCCGCATCCAGCGGGCGGAGACATCCACAGCTGCGCGGTGTGCGTCGTTGATGATGCGATCCCGGAGATTCATGCGGCCTCCACGACAGGCAGTTCGATGCAGCGATCGTTGACGGAGTCCGCTGGCGGCGCAGACGGATCGCACGGGTACATCATCCCGTTGGAGAACGCCTCGCCCATCGCCCTGACCTCCCCGTCGATTCTGTGGGACGTGCGCACGTCGTCATCCCGCGCCGTGAGCCATTCGCGCGACGTGATGCCGTTTTGCTCCATCGCCTCGTGCCGCGCGCCGGAGAACGCGGACATCGTCTCGGTCCGGGCCACCGTCTTAGCCTGGCCGGCGTATTCCTCACGGTGCTTCGCGCGCACGCGCTCGGCGAGCTCGTCGATGGTTTCGTTCTCGCCGACGCCCTCCGCGAGCGTGGCCCTGATGCGATCCGCCGCCTGCGTTCCGGCCCCCGCGATGGCCTTCGACCGCTCGGCCAGCAGCTTCAGGACGCGCGGGTCTGTCAGGTCGAACGCGACGTCGAGCCCCAACTCCGCGATGACGGACTCGCCCCCCACCTTCGCCGCTCGCTTGTGCGAAGCGTCGGTCGCGGCCTTGGCCTTCGCTGCGACTTCGGAATCGGGCGGGACGGCGGGCTTTGAGTCGTCGCGTGCAATCGCGTCGATGTTGGCGAACCTCCCAGCCGTCGAGCCCGAACTCCGCAGATTCGCAAGCGTCGCGTCTCGTATCCACGTCAGGAACTTGCGGTAATCCCCGAGCATGAGCCGCTCGATCTTGTCGGTGCGCGTGGTGTAGGAGCGCCACAGGGCATCGCGCAGCTTCGAGCCGGGGGCCGGCCAGGAGGAGTTCCGTGCGGCCGCACGGACCACCCGGCCGCGAGACTCTGCTTCGTCTTCGTCGTCGTCGGGCAGATCGCCGTCCTCGTCTTCGTCCTCGGGGGGCACGTCGAGATCCGACACCCGGACCATGCTGAACGGAATGAACCCTTCCTTCATCCACGGCTTGTCCAGCGTGTCCACGGCAAGCCCGGTGACGCGGAAGGCTTCGTCCAGCGGAGTTCCCATCGACCAGAGCTTCCCGGCCGACTCGATGGAGGCCCGTGTCTCTTCCGGCATGACCTCGCCGAGCTTCGACTGCCAGTCGAACCTGAACAGCAGCCCCGGCCAGAACACATCCACGATCCGCTTCTGGATCACGGTGGCGAAGTGTTCGCCAATGCCGCGGATGCGCCCGAGCCAGAACCGGCGCGCGGCCTGCACGCTGACCCCGCCGCTGCCAAGGTTCGCGCCTTCCGTGTAGCCCGCATACTCCGCCGGGACCTGGAAGATGCTGAGGATGTCCCAGATCGTCGCCTTCTGCGTTGCGAGCCATTCCGCGTCGCGCTGGTTCACGCCGATGGACTCCAGCTCCGCCCCGCGCGCCATGATCGGCGGGACCCAAGCATTCTTCAGCCCGAGGTACTTCTCGCGGAAGTCCGTGCGCACGCGCTCCTGCTCCTCCGGGGTGAGTGACGCGCCCGGTGGCAACTTCACGTAGAACGGCGGGAACCCGCCCTGCTCGTAGAACTGATCCTGAAACTTCGAGGACCGCCAGTTGAGCCGGTAGCCCAGCCGCGCGGCTTCCAGCGGCGCGAGCCCACCGAGCGGGTCCCGGTGGTCGAAGTAGGAGAAACGCACGACCTCATCGGCCGGGAGCGTGATGTCGGCCCCCGCCTTCGCCTGGTACTTCCAACCCGTCAGGTCACCGTTGGGCGCCACGGCCGTCATGCGCGCCGGGTCCAGCAACTCCAGCACGGTAGGCCGGCGCCGAGCACCGACCCCGGCGATCCCGTTGAGGTGCCAGAACGCCCGGCCCTTCGTCTCGCGCCAGGCGACGGAGCCTTCGAGCAACTGCGTCCCCGCGAGGGAGTCCGACCCAGCCCCGGCCATCAGGTCGTACAGGGGATGCTCCTCCACGCGATCCTCGCCCTTGAACAGCGTCCACGGAACCGAGGCGAGCGACTGCGAGAGAATGGAGACCGCGGTGTAGACGGCTCCGACCTGGGCGAGCGGGTCCTGGACATCTCCGCCGACGGCGAGATGCTCGAGGCCCTTCTTCCAGAGGTCGCCGTAGATGG